GTAACTGGAGCTACCGGGTCGTCAGGGGCTACAGGCCCTTCTGGCCCGGGAGGACCTCAAGGACCTACAGGGGCTACTGGGGTAGGCTCAACTGGAGCCACTGGAATTACTGGACCACAAGGTGCTACAGGAATTGGTGAGCCGGGAAGCACTGGTCCAAGTGGCCCCCAAGGACCAACGGGAGCTACTGGTCTTGTAGGTAGCACAGGACCACAAGGCGCAACTGGCCCAGACAATATATTAATTGGAGTTGCAGTTCCAGAAAGAGGAGCAACTACAGCTACTCACGATGGCACTCTTTTAAGATACAGAAACAGTGCTGGTGCAGGAACTGAATATTTTGAATGGGTTCGTCCTTCTGTAGCAGTGACTCCCGTTGACCCTGTAGGTAGTGTCATAGATAATGAAGGAACTCAAGCAAGTTTCTTAACAGCAGCAACGACTAGTGGGTTGACATCTGCTAGTGGACTACCTACTGGGTCATTCCTTGTTGTGTCAGGAAATTCAGTAGTTCCTGCATATCTTCCAGCGTACTTGCTTAGATACTTTGGAACTGGTACAAGTTCGTTCCCACAAGCAGCAGGGCCAGCAGAATTATTAAACGCAGAAGGCCAAATATTGTATTATGATGCCACTAACCAACGGTGGACTAATACAGGAAATTTAAAAGTTGTTGGTGCTAATAATTTAACCGCTACAAATGTCTCAGGTACTGGAACCGTGCAAGGAGCCACGGTATCTGCTACCACATACCTGAACCTACCATCAGGAACAATAACTTGGACTAATGCCACAAGTGCCACATCCGCATTAAATGCAAGACAAGCTCCTGCTGGGTTTGATGTAACAGGAATGTTAACTGCTGCTAGTGGTGATGTAAGTTCAACAAGACTAACAGACTACTCTGAAAAGAAATCTGCTCCGACGATTTCATCAAGTGCACTAACGCTAGATCTGAATAATTCACAAGTTTTTACAGTAGCATTAAACTCTAATATTAGCACTCTGACAATAAGTAATCCTGATCCAAGAACAAACACAGCACAAGGATTTACTTTAATATTAACTGCTGATGGCACGGCTAGAACAATTACTTGGCCTGCATCTGTTAAATGGCCTAGTGCTACAGGACCAACTTTAACTAGCACAAACAACAAAGTTGATATACTTAGTTTCCTATCTCCTGATAATGGAACAACTTGGTATGGATTCATAGGAGGTCAAAACTTCTAATGTTTGGTGGAATGGCACATAAAATTGGTATACTAGCCAAGAAAACTGCTGGCGGTGGTGGAGGTGGTGATGTTACTCCTAACGCCGTCAACTGGGGAGACGTTTTCTACAACGGCATGTCCGGTTCTTGGTTGTGTTCTGAGCGACAAGTCACCGGCATCAATACAACCATCACGCTCAAGATCACATCCGACACTCCCGACGGTTGCTATGTTTTCGTCAGCAACACCGCGGGCGTTATCGTCTCGGGCGACGATAGTACCTCGTCTGATCCATCATTCCTTGGGATGACTTTTCTGGACCCCAACGACACCTTCACCGTATCGAACAACCAATACGTCACGTTCACGGCATCCGGATCGAACTTCAACAGCATCATCACGGTCGCCAATCAGTCCGACGGCGGCGCAACCCTCGATACGTTCCACTCGGATTGCATCGACTGCTAGTGATAAAACCTATATAATATAAAGGATTAAATTATGGTTAAATATGTAGAAATAGAAAATGGATCTGTGATCAAAGTCTGGAATATGCTTCCGGGTGCTTGGCGTAATATATCTGGTTTTCAAGTTTTGAATGATTCTCAACTTTCTAACCTAGCATGGGCAGGCCATCCAGAATGTTCATTCTTACCGCTTGTTGAAGACCCATACCCAAATCAAGATAAAAGGTTCTGGAACATACTAGGGCCTAACTATGAAGTTCGTTCTAATGATGTTTTACAAACATGGACAGTTACATCCAAAACGGATGCAGAGTGTTGGCAAGCAGTAAGAGTGTTTAGAACCCAAAAACTTCTTCGTTGTGATTGGACACAACTACCTGATAGCCCTTTAACAGTTGAGAAAAAAGCTGAATATGTTCAGTATCGTCAAGCACTTCGAGACATTACTCTTCAGTTAGATCCAAAAAATATAATATGGCCTACGGAACCAAATATTTAAATTACAGTAGATTAGTAAAGGATTAAACTATGGGACAACCACAACCTACCCCAGAATTAGTAGGGACAACTCTTCTATGGATAAAAATAAATGGGCAATGGAAAGTTGCAAAACCCTATATAAAAGAGACGGGAATTTGGGAGATTTCCGATGCTTTTGTTAAAGTAGAAGGAACTTGGAAGTAAAATGGTGACACAAAACTCAGTAACACGGGATATGGTGAAATGGACACTCGCAGTAATAGCCTGCGTAGGATCAGTAGCAGGATATATCGAGTTCCGCTCACGCGAACACGCACAGGAGGCCAGAATGGATATTGGCCTTCAATTAAATTCCCTAAGAACTGAGCTAGTAGGAGATATCAAGACCAAGTACGATCTCCAGTCAGGCATCAAACTGGAGCAGGTCTTAGAGAACCAAAAAGAATTATTACGAATGGCTTTAGAAAATCAAAAGGATATACAAGAAACCTCCAAAGAAGTCTTAAAACTAACTCAAAAACTAGAAGCTGATTTTAACGCCCTAAAAGGGTCTAAACAATAGTTCCAAGCTTCAGGACATTAATATACTTCCAAATAACTTTGTTGCGGATGACTGACAAGTCCCGTTCTGCATTATCAAGTGACCTCACCATATCATCGGTGAGGTTTTTCTTTTTAGCTACTTCCTGCAACGCGCTAGCAATTAACTCCAAGGTTCTTTGCTCTTCTTCTGACAGGTAAGCAAAGCTCTTTTCTTGTTCTTGTTTGTTTATCATTAGTAGTATATCCTTGGTAGTTCTTGTACTATATGTCCTTGATTCTTATAAGTACTCTTTCTTTTTCTTGCGTGAGTACTTAAATATTTAACATTATCATAGAAGTCGTACACATAAACTTTATCGGAAAAATCGTTGAGACGCAATGCTCGGCCCAAAGCCTGAATCGTAGCTATCTCAGAATACAAACCTCTAGCGTTTATAAAATGCGTGATTTCTGGGATGTTCACACCTGTTTCCAGAATCTTAGTACCAATCAAGACCTTAAACTTGTCCTTGGTCTTGAAGTCCTTGATAATCTTGTTTCTTTCCGACAGAGCGTCAGACCCTTGCAGATACTTGGCTTCTGGGATCTTGTCCATCAAAATCCTGCCATGCTCCAAGCTGTTTACTAGAACTAGTACTTTAGCGGAGGGAGTCTTTGTTTTAATTGACTCAACAATGGAAGTGATTGCTTGGTTGCGGACCTCGTTGTTGACAATGTACCTGTCATAGACTTGGCGATAATCCATATCATTGTGATCGTCAGCAGAAGTATGTAACGGTAGTATTTGAACATATGGCTGTGCCAGCATCCCTCGTTGGATTAGAGAAGAAGTATCCACCTCGGAGATAACAGGACCTAATCCTCCATGTAGCGTATACTTTGGTATCGCGTCCACGGGCGGGGTAGCTGTGAATCCTATACGGTATGTAGCTGTTGGAAATGAGTTAATTGCCTCCGAAGTTAATTTACCCTTGGAGAACTCATGGCACTCGTCTACAATTAAAACATCTGGTTTCTCGTGGGGGGTGCCGAGCAATTTTTCCAGACTGTAAACGGAACATAACATTATATTTCCGTACTCAAACCCTTCCGAAAATGCCACACCTACCGAAAATTCCCCTGTCCTTGGCAAGCCTACGCCCTGTGGGGACTTCTTGACTAGGAACTCATAGGTCTGGCTGATCAACTGTTTCTTGGTGAATAGACACAGGATTTTCGCTTTTGGCCCGAACGCCTTGATGACCGAGGCCATGATAAGGGTTTTGCCGGATCCTGTTGGAGATTTTATTACGCAACGCTTATTATGTAGAGCCTTGGATACAAGTTCCTCTTGGTAATCATGGAGATCCCACCCCTCAAAACTATATTCTTGCAACTCTAAGTCTGGCTGGGGTTCAACTTCTAGCTCTGGATCACATTCTATTAGCTCTAGATCTTTTAAAATTAAGTCTAGAAGTCCAGTTTTAAACTCCCCCGTGCGCGGGTGTATGAAATACTTCTTTCCATCCCAATGACCTCGCTTGTAGGCGTTGGAATAATTAGCTCCGGGAATGGAGCATGTATACTTATCTACGAGTGCTTTTAACAGCCGGGGATTATCCGTTTGTATTTGTGAAGTTAGATTTTTTATAAAAATTTTCATTTCTCATCTATAATATTATTATAGATAGGAAATTATAAAATAATGGATATTAACAGCATACCCGTAGGTACAAAATTTAATTTAGATGATGTTTTTGCAAATCTTCCGACAGAAACTGAAGAATTAGTCGAACTTCCTTCTAAAAGCAAGTTTTACAATTCTCAAAAAATAGTTATTCGTCCCATGACCTTTGAAGATGAAAAATGTATGGTTATGGCTAGAAAAAATAAAGAAGATGCCATAAACACCATTTTGGCTAGATGTGTTCAAGGAGTTCATCCTCAAGATTTACTTATGATGGATAAACTTTATCTAATTCTTAAGCTTAGATCAATCTCTTATGGGGATACTTATTCTGCTACAGTAACTTGTGCTAAGTGTTCAGCAGACAATAATTTAAATTTTAAACTATCGGACTTACCAGTACAATATATTGATGACTTTATAACGGAATTTAGAGAAATTCAACTTCCAATCACAAAAGTGATGGTAAAAATAAGAATACCTAGAGTTTCTGACGAAAAATTTTTAACTGATGAAGTTAAAATTTTTGATAATATCTGGAGATTTGTAGAAACGATAAATGGTTCTGATGATAAAGTTCTTATTTCTAAATTTTTAAAAGATCCTAGAGTACCATTAAAAGACATGCATACAATTACTAATGCAATAGCATTAACCGAATATGGTATTCAAACTAAGGTTAGGTTTGATTGTGATTCTTGCAATTATGCAAATGTAATTGGGTTGCCTTTGGGTGCTGATTTTTTTACCGTGAATTAATAGAGAATTTAGATTTAGACACTCTAATTACTCAAGCCTATATACTTATAAGCAAAGTGGGGATGAGTTATTTTGATGTAAAAACCACCACACAGCAAGAGCGTCTTTTATTCCTTCAAGCATACAAGAAGGAAATGGAAGAGGTTGAGAGAAGATCTAAGGTATAAGCATGAGAATAAATAACATAGATGTTGTAGAAAGACACAACAGGCCCGGGGTGCTTCAACGAGTTGCACTTAGATCTTTCTTCGTGAACGATGGGCAATATCAAGACCCTTATCAAATAAGTTCTGTTAGCATATTTAAACTTTCCGATAATACTAGTCCATCTACTGTATTAAATGATGATAATTTAATTGATCCTACGGTAGCTAGTGCAGTGATATTGATGAATTTCCAAAATTCTTCCGTTTTCACATCCAGCACAGCATTTAATACATCTAACTACTCCACAGGCGCGAGCGGAATATATAAACTAGGGACTGGGCAATATGCTGTAGTGCTAGATGGATCTTTGGATCAATCTGGTATTTATTTAGGTGCTACAATAGCAAACGAAGCTAGCGCGGTAAATAACTACATTGATGTTTGGACCGTAAAAATGGTTCAGGGATCTGAGTATGCAGTATACATCAATGAATTCAAACTATTTGATGATACGCTATTCTCATTAACGCAACCATTACTTTTACAGACCATAAATAAACTTAGAAACAAGTATGTAAAACTGGGATCTAAAATAGATTTAATGGTCAATACTGAATTTAACCTAGGCAACAAAGATATCGACTCTTCAATTAAGAATTTGTTTAAAGATTCCGTAATAGTTAATCCATCTATTCAAATAATTAAACTAAATGATGATTACACATTACCTGCTCGCGTGACTGTTAGTGCCTTTGCAGATACTTCAGCTTACACAGATGTTACTTCTGACAATACAATATTATTTAATTGGGATACAACCGCTCTATACACTCACCCATCAGTGATGAACGGAACTTACGGTTCTCTTACTGGCGCTTACCAGATTCAAGTCAAATATTCAGTCTTGAATCAGGTAATTCTTAGCGATTATTTAAACTTGATAGTGAATTAATATTCCAAATTGTGTTTTCTATTTTGAACACCCGGGGATCAAAATCTCGGGTGTTCTCTTTTACAAACTGTCTGAGATTAATACCTTTTACATGCATTTCGTTCCAGTCCTTGAATTGCTTGTCAGGGAAACAGTAATCAATATCTAGGGGCCTCTGGCAGTTAATAAGCTGGTGTAGCTTGTTTAGGCCATTAATTCCTGCTTCATCATTGTCGTAGCCTACAATTACTCGACCTTGGAAATGTGCAAGTAACCGAGCTTGAGTGTTGCTGATCGAGCACCCCAAAGTAGCAGTGGCATTCACTCCCTGCATTTGTAAAGAAATTGCGTCAACAGGACCTTCACAGATCACAACATACTTCTGAGATAGATCAAATGGGAACAGGTAGTTCTTGGTCTTGAGGCCAAACTCGGAACCGGGATTCAAGTATTTCGGCTTTTGCCCAAGCAGTGAGCGAGCTTGAAAGTAGACTAAATCATCATTTCGCCAGAAAGGGATGATCACGCGCCCGTGGAAGCGCCCCCCTGTAGCCACGAAATAAGGGTACTTATCCGAAAGGATCTTGCGGTCGCTCAAATAAAGATAAGCTGCAATCTCCAGTTCGGATACTGGCTCCTTGTTTAACTCTATTGCAGCAAAGTGCTGCATTTCCTCTTGAATGGAGCTAGAGGGGGTTTCTTCTTTTGGTGTGATCGGTAATGGGGATTTCCCAATACTACGAATGTCCACAATACGCTTGGCCTGAATATAGGTGACCCCCTCTAGATAACTATAGAGGTAATAGAAGTTACCCTTTTCACCCTTGCGGAAGTCTTGCCAAAGCCCAGTTTCCATATTGATAGAAAAATGCTGCTTTCTATCTGTTGGGTCTACTGGCGAATTCATGATCATTTCCCTACCATTACTAGACAACTTAAATTTTCCTGCAAATTTAGTAGTTAGGTAGTCTCTAATGTATGAGGAGATATCAATGTTCATAGGTGAGATTTCACACTCCAAGAGAGATACATACAAGCAGTGCGGATGGAAGTTCCTATTGAAGTACTACGAAAGGATACCCGAAAGTGGTAACAACGCTGACGCTATGCAGTTCGGGTCGTACATTCATAAGATCTTTGAGCTTGGTGTTTCCGCTAAAACTTACGATGAGCTTGCCAAGATAGCTGAGGAACAACGCCCCAACTACACCTTCAATGATAGCTACAACAAGAAGGTTTTTATTTGCCTCAAGAACTTTTTAAGATTTAACGCTACGCTTGAGGAGACGGTAGGAACCGAAGTTGATTTTAAAGTCCCCTTATTGGAAGGGACGGAGCAGAGGGTAGTTATCGACAGAATAATAAAGTCTAAGAAGGGTAATTACCTGATCATCGACTACAAGACTAGCGCGGACGAGAAGAGCAAGCTAGATCTATTTAATAACGATCAGCTAAAGGCGTACACTTACGCTGCGTCTAAGCATTTTAATGTGCCCGTCAATAGGATAACTGCGGCTCACTACTATCCTCTAACAAATAACTTTGTCCCTGTGGCATACTTGCCCGGACAGATTCACAAGTATGTGTCAGATGTCCAGAAAGATGTATGGGACATCCGTAAGAAGAAAAAAGAAGACTTCTGCCCTCGGAAAAACGAGTTCTGTAACTGGTGTGGTTACAAGGATAAATGCACCGAGTTCCATAGCCCAGAGGATGTTCGGGCTAGGATAGACGAAGCCAAGAAATCAGTAAAAGAAAATAAACTTAAATAATAAATATGTAAAAACACTAACGATTATTAGCTGAACAGCACAACCCTCAGGGGCTGCATCAGCCTTAGACATATTTAAGTATATTAACCTCTCGTAGTCAGGTCTGTTTAGATTGTGCTTTCCGGTCATATTGAATGATAGGGTCGTACATCTCTATTTCTATTGCGTCAAAAAAATTATTTACTTGCTCATCTGAATATTTACATCTTTTGGTAAGATAAGTAAATAATGTAGACTTCTTTATTGGCTTTTGGTTATCCATACTTTCCAATAATTTTAATTGGAAGAGCTTTATAAAGGGAGAACTAAATCTATGCTTCCATTTCTCTTCAAATTTATTGGAAAGAGTAAAATTTATCAAATCTAGGAAATCAACTATGTTTTCATCTATATTTTCTGTCATGGTGTACCTAAATCATTATATATGAACAAGTACGAAAATTTATACGAAAAAGGGAAAGATTACCTAGAAGATATAAATCAGGATCAGATTTCTCTTATTCCTAAAAGTTCCGGGTATATTTCTCCGGGGGATGTCCTTTCGTTTACATATGAGGGGGGGCCTAGAGTATTTGTTTTTGTGGTTAAGGTCAAGCGGGGGCATGGCGTATTTTTAAGCGGTAGAGGGAATTTGTTAGTTGCTTGTTTTAAGTTGACTACTACAGCACCACAAATAAGTGCGAATGTCCTTAAAACTCTATATAAAAATAGACGGGCAGCTAGTTACGCTAATGTACAGCGTGGATTAGAGGTGTTTTTTGGACCTAACAGTTTTAGAACATATAATTTAATTAAAGTAGGTGAATTGGTTGAAGTCTTAGTGGATGTAAAAAAATTACTCTCACTAGATGATGAAGAAGGAGAAGAATAATGGCTGCATCTAAGAATCCGTTAGACATCATTGCTAATGCACTTAAAGGACCCAACGGAATTTCTGGGATGGTTAAGGCTTTGACTGATACCAATAAAACTTTAAAGAAAAATAATAAAAATTTACAAACTTTAAACACTTCTATCCTTGAACTAACTCAAAAATTAAAATCTCTGTT